CCCTACGGGCGGGTTTCAGGTGATCCGGCATATACTATGTTGGAAAAACGCCCGTAGGGGAACTTCTCCGGTGTATTATGATTTTACTGAAGTTGTTCAAGAATGGATTCGTGAAGACGGAAAACGTACGATCATAGCCCGTCCAATAAATATGGGACGTAACGGATTTGCGTATAGTTCCCCTCTTAGTATCAAGGGTGAATATGGAAGTAACCCATATAATTATTACGGTGATTTATATGCGATATTTGGAGAGCTTTATCCAAGGAAAGAATTACTTCCGGAATTGAAAAAACGGGGACTGAATCGACTGTTCCCGGATGTAACTCCGTCTAAGTTGATACGTGACCTTTTGAAAGGAGGTAATGACGCGGAACTATGCCTCAAGACCGGGCAAATATCCATGCTGAAGCACATGTATAGAAACGGCTTTTCCCAGCTTCGTTATAAGCCATCATTCAATATTTGCAACCGTAACCATTATATTATCAAGGATGCGTCCCTCTGGGAAGACTATATGTCTTTATTGGCTTATTTCGGTAAAGACTTGCGTAATGCCCATTATGTATGTCCTAAGAACTTGAAGGTCGCGCACGATAGGCTATTGGCAAAGAAAGATGCCCGTGAAGCCAAGTTGAGACAGGATAGGGATCGTGTGGAAGCTATCCGTAGGCGTGAAAAGCTCATGAAGGATATAGCCGGCTTCTACGAACGGATGGAAAAGTTTTTCGGAATGAAAATCACGGATGGTAACATAGTCATTTGCCCGTTGGAGAGTATTACCCAGTTTTATCAAGAAGGCAAGGCTATGCATCACTGCGTGTATAAACTCGGATATTACAATCGGCCGGATCGTTTGATACTGTCAGCAAAGGACACCGGTGGCAAACGTATCGAGACGATAGAGGTGAATTTGAAGACGCTGAATATCGTCCAGTCTCGGGCCGTTTGCAATGGCGTAAGTGAGTTTCACGACCAGATAGTAAAACTGGTGAAGAAGAATATGAACCTGATTCGTCAGAAAATGATAGCGTAAAAATGCCAAGAATTAGAACTATAGTACCGGAATTTTGGGAAGATGAAAGGTTTTCGAACGTATCTCTTCCGGCTTGTCTGCTTTATATAGGCATGAAAAACTTTGCTGATGATAGCGGTGTCATTTTAGCTAATGAGACTATCATTAAGTCGAAAGTCTTTCCTGCCCGCGAAGATATTCGTAAGCAGCAGATTTCTGGATGGCTGCAAGAGCTGATTGAAAACTCTATCCTTGTACCTTTTACATTCGAGAACAAAAGCTACTACGTGATGGACTTTTCCAGTGAGCGCATCGACAAACCGCAAAAGTCGAAAATTCCGGCAGAAGTGATAGAAAACGTTCTTTCGGGCAAAAATAGAAGCAATCCGGGTACATTCGAGAATATTCCCGAACAATCGGGAACAATCGAGAATCCTCCTGCTGGAAAGGAGAGTAAAGGAGAGGATTGGAAAGGAGAGGAGGGTTATACGCGCGTAGGCACGCGCAACCCTGACCCCGAACCGGAGAAACCCAAGAATGAGAATTTTGAAAAGTTCAAGCAATGGATTGCTGCGAATGCTCCTAGTGTGGCTAAACTGAAAGAGCCGTTTACGGAAGAACAATTCGAACGGATAAAGCGAGATTTCCCGCTTCAGTTAATCCAGGACACTCTTGTCTCGATGCACAATTATCGAGAGCTGCTCAAAAAATACGTTAGTGCGAACCTCACGTTCCGCAAGTGGGCGAAGCGTGACTTAGAAAAATATCAAAATGGACAAGCAACAAGCAATACAGCTTCCGGCCAGCATAGACCCGACAACAGGAGTCTTGCCGGCAGAACTAATGCCGAAAACAACAGAGCAAGCCTTGAGCATCTTAGGAGCCTTGCCGATGCCATATTACAAAGCCCTACACCCGAAAACGGTTAATGATGTATTTCAATCTCCGAGTTGTTCCATTGCTGTAATGAACAAAAATTTCGGAGAAATGAAACTTCGGGCATTTATGGTAAACATAATCATTGACTTAGTTATGTTTTTCAATGTCGGAAAGACGATGAAAGATACTCAAGCTGCTCAGACGGCTGATTTGATTATCGAGGAATTTTATTTCTTTAAGCCTGATGATTTCAAGCTATGTTTTAATCGGGCGAAAAAGGGATTGTATGGAAAGGTTTATGATCGGATAGACGGAGCTGTTATCTTAGAATGGCTTGGTCGGTATGAGAAAGAAAGGGGGTCTATGGCCATGGATGATAGTATCAATAATTCCAAAAGCTGGGATATACCGGAAGGCGATAGGACTTCTAGAACATTAGAACAAGCCTATCATGAGTTTAGGAAGTATGATTTTGAACGAAAATATAAGGTGTGAATATTAATTGGAGAAAAATGAAGATTCTAATGAAAATTTAAATCGTATGAGAAATAGCTTACAACAAAAAAATATCCACTCTTTTTCCCTTATTTGTCGAAGCGAGCGCATTACCCTTAAATATTCAGACAAAGGATACTATCAATTATAAAAGTATTACTTTTGCAAAAAGTGAAATGAATGGCAAAATATATTGATATATCAAACTGGAAAACTCAGGTTCATGTCCATACAGGAGGTACCAGAGATAAGTTTATCGCTATCTCTCCTGACGATGACAAGAAGTACTATTTCAAAACATCCATAAACAAAGGATTCAAGAATTACAAATATGAGTTTTGGTCTGAAGTCATAGCCTCCGAATTGGGACGTTCATTAGGGTTCAATGTCTTGATTTATGATGTCGCTTCTTTTAATGATAAAATAGGCTGTTTGTCTAAATCTATTATCGAAGAAGATAAGGAAGAGCACCATGACGGATACCGGTACATTGTACAAAAGTATCCTGATTTTAGTGAAAATTTCAAGAAGGCACATTCTTACCAACGAATAATAGGTGCTTTGAAAAATGTACAACTGGAGAATTTGAAGAGGGATGTGATTGAGATGATCATATTTGACGCAATCATCGGAAATACGGACAGACATTCGGAGAATTGGGCACTTGTCGTAAAGAAATCAGAGTATTTCGAAGTGTTCGACAGGTTTTGCGAACACTATGAGAGGTCCAATTGGATTGTCAAATGGATGGTATTCTGTCGGTTTTTCGTCAAGTTCAAAATGACAATCCAATCGTTGAAGAAAATCATAACCCGGCAAAAGACCACCTTTTCCACTATCTATGATAGCGGTAGCAGCCTAGCCAGGGAATTGTCTGATGAAAAGGTCTGCGAGTTGTTAGCTGACGAACAAAAGATGGATCATTTCATCGGAAAGGGGAAACCTGATATTCGGTGGAATAATGAGAACTTGAATCATATAGAGTTGGTCAATACCATTGCTTTGGATGATTATGAAATAGTGCATCAGGTTTTAGAAAGGGTAAAATTACTTTACAACAAACAAATGTTGCAAGATCTTGTTTTCCACATAGACAAGGATGTGCCGGAAAATTTTTCAGGTCATAAAATACCGGAAGAAAGAAAACGTTTTATAGTTAAATACATTGATTCGCGAATAAGCAAAATACTACATAGTCATGAACAGATGTTTCGATAAAATATACCTTTCGTGGAGAGTCGGGAAAGGTTCACCAAGAATCATGGTAGGCATACTGGAAGAAAAAGATTCCGGTGTGGTATTCCAATATCTGAAAGAGGGTGTGGAGAGGGCCAGGCAATATGGGTTTAGGGGTTATCCGGGGTTGGCGTTAGAACAAATGGTACACGAGAAAAACGTGTTGGACTTGTTCTCCAAACGTATCATCAACTTTGAACGGACCGACACTAAATGGCTGTTGGAGTTTTGGGAGGTGGACCAATCCTTGAAGGAAGATACCCTATATATGTTGGCCATGACGCAAGGGAAAATGCAGACGGACAGCTTCGAGTTCCTGGCCTCTTTTATCCCGGACAATGGATTGTCGTTCGTCACGGATATTGCAGCAATCACACATTACGGGTTCGACCTGGATACCCTGCACGAAGGAGATTACCTTACCTTTAAAACAGAGCCGGACAACCCCAAAGACCCCAAGGCCGTAGAGGTCTATTTTGAAGATAAAAAAATAGGATACATCAAGAAAGGTCATAATGAGGTCTTTTTCGGCACACAGCCTGACCGTTTGACGATGCAAGTAAAAGCTATTACAAATACACCTTCGTTTAAAGAGTTGTATGTGAAAATATCCTCATGAATGATTAGAGGCTTTTATCCCCCCTCTGCCCCAAATCGTAAACAAACCCCAAAAGCCCCGGTTCCCATGAAGTGGATTCCGGGGCTTCTTTTTCCTAACACCCAATCACCCCATCCAACCAAATTTGAATTTGGTTGGGCCCAGGGAAAAACATCGTACGGGCAGGATCCAACTGTCCCCCATTTACAACAATAAACAAAAACAAACAAGACAATTAGATCAATGGATTTAAACAAACTAAAACAGGAGGTCTTCGCTATCGCTCAAGCGCATGGCTGGTACGACACAAATTACGGAAGGTGTTTTTTTCAAAAAATGGGGAACATCTTTCTCTTCTTATATATATTAGTTAAAAATGAGCATAAAGGAACATTCTTGTATTATCTGTAATAAAAGGACTGTATCTGTGATCAAAACAGAAGAAGGACATATATGTTATAATTGCTACTCTGATAAAAAGAACCCTTCAAAACAAAAGCAACATCATGACAACGAAGAAGCTCGGATTCAGTCGGAGTTCTTCAATAAAGTACCTTTGTTTTTTCCGAACTTGCCGGATCGACTTCTTTTTGCAGTCCCGAACGGTGGTAGCCGGCATAAAATAGAAGCGGCTAATATGAAGCGCCAAGGAGTTAAACGAGGTGTAGCAGATGTGATCCTTCAGATACCGAAAAAGGGGTATGCTTCCCTTTGTTTGGAGTTCAAGACATCGACGGGAAAACAATCTCCCGATCAAAAAGAATACCAACGCCAAGTTGAAATGGCAGGTAGTAAGTATGTGATTGTTCGGAGCGTGGAACAGGCTATCCGGGAACTGCAACTGTATTTGTGTTAATTGATTACCCCTGTATTTTAGAATAAAAGTTATGACAGAATTGAAGTATGACCCCCGGAATTATCGCATCCACACAGATAAGAATAAACGGCTTATTAAAAAGAGCCTGGAGGACTGTGGAACGGGTCGTTCTATTCTTCTGGATAAGAACGATGTTATTATTGCCGGGAATGGCGTTTATGAGCAGGCTTTAGAACTGGGGTTGAAAGTCCGAATTGTTGAGTCTGATGGAAATGAATTGATAGCGATCAGAAGAACGGATTTGTCTACAGAGGATGAAAAAAGAAAGCTTTTGGCTTTGGCTGATAACCATACATCGGACACTTCTATGTTCGATTTTGCAGCCGTAGTTGAAGATTTCGACATCGATGAGCTTGGTGATTGGGAGTTGGAGCTTCCATTTGATGATATACCAACTGATGTGGATCGTTTTTTTGAGGGAGCAGATAAGGTGGAGAATAAGAGAAAGACGATGGTTTGCCCTCATTGCGGAAAGGAAATAGAGCTATGATCTTATATCTTGCCGGTTATAAACCTTGTGCCAAACGATGGAACCTTGACACGAAAGATATCTATCTCTTAAGTTCTTTTTGGGAGCATAAATCGGGACATTATGGTGGTTATGTCTGTCAAGAGAAACATATTCTTGATAGCGGTGCGTTTTCAGCCTTTTCCGGAAAGAATAACAGTTTTGATTGGGATGGCTATGTCAAGAAATATGCTGACTTTGTTCTGAAAAATAACATTCAACGCTTCTTTGAGCTGGATATAGATGTTGTTGTAGGGCTGGAGAAGGTCGAGTATTACCGTAAATATTTGGAAGATCGTACAGGGCGGCGGCCTATTCCTGTTTGGCATGCAAGCCGGGGGAAGGATTATTTTATTCGGATGTGTGAAGATTATCCCTATGTTGCGATCGGTACGACCTCTGCGATGGAAGAGGGTAGGCGGATAAGAGGTAATCCCATGATATTAAAATGGTTTATCGATCAAGCTCACTCTGTCGGTACCCGTATTCATGGGCTTGGATTTACAGATACGATATTTCTTCCTTTTTTGAAGTTTGATAGCGTTGATAGTACGACTTGGTTGTCCGGTTCCAGATTTGGGCAGATTTATTTCTTCAATGGCAAGCAAATGATATATCGTAATCCTCCCCAAGGGATGAGGGCTAAGAATCATGATTTATCGAATAGACACAATTTTAATGAGTGGATAAAATTTCAAAGGTATGCGGAACGATACTTATAACAAGAAAGTCCTTCTGTATTCAGGAGGTATGGATAGTTGGTTGATAGACAAACTCTGGAAACCGGATATAAGGCTTTATGTCGATATGAATACCCGTTATTCAAAAGAGGAAATGAAGCGTCTTCCGGATGATACCATCATTGAGAGGTTGGATTTATCAAAGTGGGAACGTGAAGATAAGATTATCCCTCTCAGGAATATGTATTTGATCGGTATTGCGACGAACTATGGCGATGAAATCTGTTTGGGAGCGACAGCGGGTGACCGTGTTCTTGATAAATCGCCTGTATTTGCCGAGTTGTATGAGGACTTACTCGGCTATCTCTACCAAAAACAACATTGGACAGAAAAACGAACGATCAAGATAAACTTGGACTATAAAGCATATACCAAGACTGAGTTGTTGAAGCAATATATAGCTCAAGGAGGTAATATTAGTGAAGCGTTTAGTTCATCGTTCAGTTGTTATGCTCCTGTTGATGGGCACGAATGTTGGAACTGTAAACCGTGTTTCCGTAAATTTATTGCTTTTGCGTTGAACGGATATCCGTTTTCCATGGATGTAATCGGCAGGAATATATCTTATATAAAACATGAAATACTTCCTTTGATCGAATCTGGCGAGTATGGCCGGAAACGGGAGGAGGAAGAGATAAGACAGGTATTAACTCTTTATCGATAAAAATCGTATGTATACAGTAAGGAAGCGTCTAGAGATATCGGCGTCTCATCGTCTGAGTCTCTCTTATGCGAGTAAGTGTGAGAACTTGCATGGGCATAACTGGATCGTAATCGTTTGGTGCAGGTCTAAACAGTTGAATCCAGATGGTATGGTTGTCGACTTTGCCCATGTCAAGCGAATGATCCAGGAGAAACTAGATCATAAGAACTTGAATGAGGTATTATCGTTTAATCCGACAGCGGAAAATATAGCGAAGTGGATCTGTGACCAGATACCTCAATGTTTTAAGGTGATGGTTCAGGAATCAGAGAATAATATAGCGTGGTATGAAGAAGATAAATGAGATTTTTTACAGCATTCAAGGTGAAGGCTACTTTACTGGTACGCCAGCTGTTTTTGTTCGCTTCTCTGGATGTAACTTGAGGTGCCCGTTCTGTGATACGGAACACAAAGAAGGCAAGATGTTAAGTGATGATGAGATTATTGCGGAAATAAGGCGTTATCCGGCTTTGCATGTCGTATTGACAGGCGGAGAGCCTTGTATGCAGGTTACATATGATTTGGTTGATAAGATCAAGGCCACTGGCCGATTTGTTCAGATTGAGACAAATGGAACTTTAGTTCCACCTGTAAATATAGACTGGATTACGTGTTCCCCAAAAGAGGGCGGTAAAACAGTCGTGATCAACCCGAATGAACTGAAGGTAGTCTATACCGGACAGGATATGTCGCAATATGATAAATATTCAGCGGGAGTATATTATTTGCAGCCTTGTTCCGGCCGGAATACGAAGGAAGTTATTAACTATATTAAAGAGTATCCGAAATGGAAGTTAAGCTTACAAACACACAAGATATTGAATGTGCGATAAGAACGATCCTTTCTTTTATAGGCGAGGATCCTTGCAGGGAGGGATTGAGGGGAACGCCGGATCGTATCATAAGAATGTGGGGAGAGATCTTTCGTGGATATGATCTGTCACAAGTGCCTAAAATAACGGTCTTCCCAAATGGCGTGGATGGCCTTTCTTGTGATAGTGTTATCGCGGATTCAGGTGGATTTTATTCAATGTGTGAACATCATATGATGCCTTTCTTTGGGAAGTATTGGTTTGCTTATATTCCTAATCCCAAAGGTAAGATACTGGGCATATCGAAAGTTGGTCGTGTCGTTGATTATTGTGCGGCACGGTTACAGGTACAAGAGCGATTAGCGAAAGATATCATCGTGATGCTCCAAGAAGCGTTAGGTTCGGAATATCCGCCTTTAGCAATGGGTATCGTATTGGAAGGGGAACACTTGTGTAAGTCGATGCGTGGTGTAAAGAAAGAAGGTAAAATGCGTTCTTCTTTCTATTTTGATAATGGAAGTTTACCTGAATTGAGGGCAGAATTGTCCCGATTCGTTAGTTTTGGTTAATTATGACAGAGAAGAATGAAGTAAAAAAGAAAAGTAGGGGGCGTAAATCTGAATATAGAGAAGAGTATGCGGAACAGGCTCTAAAACTTTGTCTGTTAGGTGCAACGGATAAAGAGATCGCTGAGTTCTTCTCTGTCTCAGAACAAACGTTGAACAGCTGGAAAAAGAAGTTTCCTCAATTTCTTGAGTCCTTAAAAAAGGGAAAGGCTGTGGCGGATGCGAATGTCGCTTCGAGACTTTACAGCCGTGCGATTGGCTACGATGCCAAGGCTACGAAGTTCGCTACCAATGAGGGCCGGATTACGGATAAAGTAGAGTATATCGAGCATTATCCTCCGGATACGACAGCCGCTATTTTTTGGTTGAAGAACCGGCAGCCGGCTAAGTGGCGTGATAAGAAAGAGGTCGAGAACCTTGTTAAGCTGGGTGATGAATTGGAATCGATGTCGGATGAAGAATTAGAAGCAATTATCCGTGGCGAAAAGGAGTAAAAGAGACATATTAATCAGGCAAGCAAAGGCAGCTACCATATTGCGTAAGCGGGAGGCTCGGAATGATTTCTGGGCCTACTGTTTATATCATGACCCCAAGCTCTTCGCTAAGCGTCTGTTCTTGAAGAAGGTGGCTGATGCTTTCACTCGTGTATATGAATCGTATGTGTCGGGTGTTATTCGCCGGTTGGCTGTTTCTATGCCTCCACGTGCGGGAAAATCTTACATCTCGTCTTTGTTCATATCGTGGATGCTCGGCCATTTTCCGGAAGAATCGGTCATGCGCAACTGCTGTTCCGATACGCTGTATAACAAGCTGTCTTACGACACGCACGACATCGTCCGTTCTTCCCGGTTTAAGGAAATCTTCCCAGATATACAATTGCGTGGTGATAAACAGAACGTGCATGGCTGGAGCTTGGAAGCTGCCCGGCAGGTGAGTTACTTCGGGGCTGGTGTAGGCGGTACGGTGATCGGCTTCGGTGCTTCTATGTTGGCTATGACCGACGACTTGTATAAGAGTTTGGAGGATGCACTATCTGACACCAATAACGAAAAGGTCTGGTCGTGGAAGCAGGGAACGCATGATTCCCGTATCGAAGGGAATTGTTGCTCGATCGACATCGGTACCCGCTGGTCGGCTACGGACGTTCTTGGTCGTATGGAGGAAATGGGGAAGTATGACGAGATTATCCGTATCGCCGCATTGGATGAGAACGATTGTTCTTTCTGTGAGGATGTGCATACAACGGAGTATTATCACGAATTGCGGGAGGAAACGGACGATTCCATCTGGTGTGCCGAGTATATGCAGGAACCGATCGAGGCTATTGGGTTGTTGTTCCCAAAATCGGAATTGAACCGCTTCAAGCTGGCAGATATCGAAGGTAAGCAACCGGATGGTGTTATCGGTGCTACCGATGTGGCAGACGAAGGAGACGATGATTTCTGTGCGCCTATTGCCAAAGTATTCGGTACGAAGTATTTTATTACCGATGTGCTGTTTACAAAAGACAATGTCGAGATTACTGAACCGAAATTGGTTTCTCTAATCCTTGATACCCGTTGCGATAATATGCGCATCGAGAGTAATAACGGTGGCCGTCTGTTTGCCCTGAATGTCCGTAAGGCTGTAAAGGCAAAGAACGAGAAATGTATCATTCAAGCGAAACCTACAATGGCCAATAAGGATACACGTATCTTGTTGAAGTCTGGTTGGATTAAGAAGCATTGTTATTTCTTGGAAGAAAGCGAGTATAAGAAAGGTTCGGATTACGACCGGTTTATGAAAGCTTTGACCAGCTATAAGAAAGAGGGTGGTAACAAGCATGATGATGCGCCGGATGGTATGACGATCCTTGCCGAGAATGTAGAGTTTATTGGGTTGTGCAAGGCTAACTCTGTACGTCGGGTAGCAAGAGGACGATAAGTGGTAAAATGAAAGTGTTTTTTCGATATTTGTGACACGTGTTAGATAAAATCCCGATATTTTTCTGCCACATACTTGCGTTTTGATATGTGTTCTCGGTTTTTATATTTCAAAGTGAACTTGTTTAGACTGGCCGTATTGACAGCGAAAAAACATTTGCTTTTATATTTTAGCATAAAACAATTATGCCAAGTATAAGCGAAATCCTTGCGAATGAAGACTTCGGACAGGTAGTCAGTACGTTATGTGTCGATACGATTGAATACCGGGAACCAAGAGAATATTACAGAGAATACCACGGTGAGCGCCGGCGACGTAAAACCTCTGTCGGCTGGCGTGAACCGAAACGACTGGCGGTTTATTCGGAGACATTGAAGGATAAGAATGGGGCACCGTTACGATTGGAAGACAAGATTGTCGATGTGGCACGTATCGTTACCAACTTCCCGAAAAAGGTGGTGCGTACCTCTGTCGCCTTCTTGTTTGGCGGGCAAATGACGATTACGGGAACAGATCAGAACGATGGTTTCCAAGAGTTCAAACGTGTATGGGAACGCCGATTGAGAATGCAATCCGTCTTGAAGTCGTTCGCCCGTAAGGTGCTTTCTGAAAGTAAGGCTGCTCTTGTATTCTATCCGTGTACTTTCAAAGGATTAGACGGCAAATTGATTACGGAGTTAAAAGTAAAAACACTTTCTGTTCCCCGTAATGAAAATACTTTCTCTGAATTTTATCCCCATTTCGACGATAACGATGATATGGATGCCTTTATCCATCGTTACCAAGTGAACTCTAATGGTATGATCCGGAACAGCTGCACGATTTGGATGGCGGATAAGATTATTACGGCTATCGATGAAATGGGTGGCTGGGCGATAAAAGAGGTTCCCAATCTATTTGGGAAGATTCCGGTTGTGTATGCCGATGTATTCCAACCTGAATGGGACGAAGTAGCCGGCATTATGGATGCACGGGAAATGCGTTTGTCCCGTATGGCTGATACGAACGACTACTTTGCGGAACCGATCTTGAAAACGTATGGCAATTCGGATTTACCCTCTAAGGAAACAACCGGGAAAGATATCAACTTCCCAATCACAGTCGATGAAGTGTCCGGCAAGGAGTATCATGGAGATGCGGACTATCTGACGTGGACCGGTTCCCAGCCATCTGTGGACAAAGAATTGGAAGAAACGAAAAACGAACAATTTGCTGGTACATCTACGCCGGATCTTTCTTTTGATAACTTGAAAGGCATTGGCAACCTGTCCGGTGTCGCTCGTAAATTCATGCTGATGGATGCAACTATCAAGGCGAGTGAGAACATGGAAACATTCGGTCCGGTGGTTCAGCGTTGCGTGTCGGTCGTGTTGGCTGGGATATGCAATATTACCAACATCAAGTACCGTCCTCAATTGGTGAACAACCTGATCGATGTGGAATTTGGTTCCATTTTGCCGGAAGATTTAGCTGAAACCTTGCAAACACTCTCTGTTGCCAATGGAGGCAAACCGATTAACGCTCAGCGCACGGTTACGGCTCATTCTCCGCTAACAGAAGACTTGGACGAAGAAATGAAGCTGATGGAGGAAGAGGAAGATACAGCAGCGCAACGCAATAATATGATCGGCTTAACAATGGGATATGGAGAATGAAAGAACTATCATTTCATGAGCGACAATTCCTGCAATGTCTGTTCCGGCAACAAGGTAGCATAAAGTATTCGTTTGACGAGTTTGTCCGTAGGATAGGACCTCTTCTGGCTAAATGGTCGGATTATGGAGGTGACCGTGTATGGATAGGCAACGCTACCATAGAGAAGCAAATCGAACGTCTGTTGGATGACCTGCATACGCAGCTCGTAAGCAATATATCCAATACGGTTACCGATGTCTGGAATTTAGGCAATAGGAAAGCGGATGAACTGGTAACAGGTTATATCAAGGATATGGCCATATCCAGTACGTTGAAGGATAAGATGTTTTCCAGAAGTGCAGATGCGCTGAATACCCTGTTGAAACGTAAGGATGAATTTGGTAAAACCATATCCTCCCGTGTCTGGGATATAACGGACGGAGCTATGGATAATCTGGAACATTATCTTTCTTCGGGTTTGTCCTCTGGTCGTCCGGCAGCGTTGATCAGCCAAGATATACGGCAATTACTAAACGAACCCAACCGTCGTTTCCGCCGTGTAAGGGACGCGAATGGCAAATTGGTCCCATCCCAGCCGATGAAAGATTATCATCCGGGGCAGGGTGTTTATCGCTCGTCTTATAAAAATGCTCTTCGCTTGGCTGCGACGGAAACAAATAAAGCGTTTCGTACTGCCGACTACGAGCGTTGGCAGAATATGGACTTCGTGACCGGTATAGAGGTGGAACGTTCACCATCGAATCATGGCCTGTGTCCTGTGTGTGATGCAAAGGCGGGGCAATATTCGAAAGATTTCAAGTTTACAGGATGGCATCCGTTTTGTATTTGCATATCTACGCCGATTATGATGGATCATGAGGAGTTCGCGGAATGGTTGCTTAGTGATAGAAAAGTAGAAAAAGATAGTATTTCAATTCAATATTCAAAAGATAGGGCAAAAGAACTACAAAATTGGGCTAAACAGTCTTTGTTAAATAGCTCATTCTCTCATAAAGATTTTCCGATACAAGTTAAAATGACAGGAAAGTCTATTAAAGAGTTCTTGAATCAGCCTCATAAGTTCAAGAAAGAGAAAAACGAATTGATTAAAAATATAGGAGCGGTATTCGCCGGTTCGGATTACAAGGGGTATACCGAATACCACAAGGATAATCCTATGATCAAATATTCTCATGTCTTTGAAATTGACTTGAAAGGTGAGAAAAGTTGGATTATTGTAAGAGAAGATATAACAGGAAAAGCGGTCCTTTATAGTATATCGGATAGTGATAAGGTTTTGACTGGTATAAAAAAGAAGTAGCCCGATAGACCATCACACGTGGAACTACAATCCACGGCTGAATCTATCAGACTACTCTTTTTGCAAAAATATAAATAATCTCCTAATTGTCTAACGATTTAGGAATTTTAATCGTCAAAGTCAAGAATAAGCTGTTTCCCGTTAGCCTTCCATTGCTCAAATGAGTAGTCCACGGTCATATTCATTTGTTTTGTGGCTTTGGCTAGCTTATTTTTGGCTTCATGGAATTCTTTCTTCAAGATCTGAATACGTGCCCAATCCTCAGCCTGTCGTTTCTGTTTCTGGTTGACGAAGCTGGCGTAAGAGGAGAAATGATCATATAATACATCGTAGCACTGCATTTTGTACTTAATGACTGAGGGTCTTGCTTCTTCATCAACACGGTTTGTGTCGATTGAAAATAACCAACCAAAGACATATCGAAGGGGAATACAATACATCTCACGTTCTTTCCCGTCTGCTGCAACCGAGGTCATGATGACCCCGGTTGAATTTAATATTTCATCACGATCAATTCTATTACGTTGAGCTTTGGCATCTATGCCAAGAGCATCACAAATAGGTTTGATAGGAACTAGTTGTCTTGGATCATTACTTGCCATGATAGCCACATTGTTTACTTTTGCAATTTCTTTTGCGTTAAATGATGAATTTTTCATATTTCCGAAAAAAGGCGAGGGCAAAGGGGATTCTGTAGTAAAGTGGCAGTTTACAGAATACACCCGATGCCCTCTAAATTTCCTACTGACGTAACTGCCACGTAACGTCTTTCTGAGATAATATATAAATCAGAAAAACTTTTTCCTGTGGCAGTTGATGACACCTTCTATACTTTCGCTCTTTGCATTTGTAATTTTGCACTTAGCTTCTCTGCTTCCTTTTGCATATTTTCGGAAGCATGTTTGATGTAGTATAGCATTCCTTCGGTTCTTCCTATCTCTCGACCGGAATTGAAAGCGGCTTGCAGTTCTGGAGTGGAGTACTTGCCCATTTCGGAGGGTTGGGCCGTCCTTTTGCCGTTACTATTGTTGGCGGCATTGGATTTGTTGGAATTGATAGACATAATAAATATAATTAAAAAGGTATTTGTGCCTTTCCTGCTGTCTATCACATTCCAACGGATGCTGTGGTTCTATTACGGTTCCACACAGGGGTACACAAATACCTAATATTATTATACAATTAATGTACGGGCATAAAATATGCTCGGTTTTGTTTATGCGAGCGAATTTTACCCGCATCCGTTAGTTAAATATGATAGACACCACAAAGATGAGCACTAATTCTGAATCCCACAAGAAAAAATAGAAATACCTTTGCGTTTTCATCTTGTTGTGCTATTTTTGCGTTATGTGGAAAGAGAAATTAGGAAACTATTTGATTGATGTCTCGAAATATATCTTTACAGGTGTAGTGGTAGCGTCTTTATTCAAGGATATGGAAGATAATAAGTGGCTGATTTATGGCCTAGGCTTTACGTCTTCTATTTTAGCCTTAATAGCAGGATTGGTATTAACGAATAAGAAAAAGGAGGATAAGTAATGGGAGCTATAATTGGATTCGCCGTGATAGGCATACCTTGTGCCGCATTTTTGATCTATTGCCTTACGCCTTCTGGCAAACAATGGCTTAGATCCAATCACATGATTTGACAAGATAGATTCTTATAGGAATAATTGAAATGAAGCCTGCCGGTTGTCCGGTGGGCTTTTTTTATACCCGGAATTTTCTTTCTCTCCCTTATATTTTAAACAGAAAACGCTTATGACAATTTTAGATTTAATCAAGGCGGCATGTAAGACAAAAGGCGTGCCGGAGAAGTATGCGGAACGTATTCAGAAAACGTTCAAGATTGAGAAAGCCGAGGGGATGGAGGCTTTCGTGGACCTGTTCAAGGATAATATTCTTCCGGCAATCCAAGAAGCGGAGAATGAAGCTAAGACTACGGCTGAAACGGCCGCTGTCGCCGCTTATGAAGCTAAGCATGGGTTGAAGGATGGTAAACCGGTAGAAGATCCGGATAAGAACAAGAAAACGGAAGAAGAGCTGTTGAAGGATCTTAGCCCGGAACTGAAAGCTTATCTGGAAAGTATGAGGAAGAGCGTCGATGATATGGCTAAGAAGGTGGGCGATTCCATTACCAACTCGGCAAACGAGGCTAAGAAAGAAACAGTCCGTAAGCAGTTGAAAGATGCTGGTCTTCCGGATAACTGGCTGGGACGTGTGGACTTGGCTTCGGAAACCTCTATCGAGGATCAAATCAAGGCGCTTTCCGAAGAGTTTACCGGAATCCAGCAAAAGGCGATCGATGATGCCGTGGCCCGTGGTGATTACGCTCCCGGTTCCGTGAATCTTCCGGAGCGTTCCGAGGCGGATTGGGCGAAGCTGATGGATCAGGATGCCGACAAGAGTGCGAATAATCCCGGTGTGGTGAACCTGGGTATTGAATAATCCAAGAAAAGTGTAACGTTATGTACAGAAAAAGAGAAAGAGAATTCCAGTATCCTCCCGGAATTGAAAAGATTATTGAGGATGTGATCGGCGGTGGGACGATTGACCGCCGGGATTTGCGGAACGCTTTGTTCAATGGCAAGTCGTTGGACGAGCTTCCTCCGATCGTGATCGTGGTGAAAGATCCGGAAACGGGATTGTATCATGTGTTGAAAACAGCGTTGGTTTCAGAAGCGGCCGCTGCCGATGCGACAGCGTATAAGGTAGCCAAGAACCATCTGTTTGGTGTGGGTGACTTCGTGACGATTGGTGGAGCTTTGACAGGCGCGTCCGATAAGATCACGGCTATTGATAAGAGTAATGCGGAGTTTGATACGATCACGTTGGAAGCGACTATCGGTGCTGCCGCAAAAGGTCAGGTATTGGTTCAGGCTAAAGACAAACAGGCAGCGAAAGCCGCCAAGTTGCCTTATGATGGCGAATTGGTTGTCACGATGAATAAAGTCGACTTGACTGTAGCCAACCAGCAGTCCGGGTTACTGGTAAGAGGTACGGTAAACGAATCCTGTATGCCGTTCCCGGTAGATAAGGGCTTGAAGGCATTAATGTCGTTTATCCGTTTTGTGTAATCCATTAAAATCAGATATATGGAAAGAAGTTTAATTAAGCAAGTGAATAAAAAGAACATGGCGGCCCGTTTGAATACCCGTCATGTGAAACCGGTTGTCTTCCCGAACTTCTTCGGGGTGAAAAGAAAGACCTCGTTGAAGTGGGAGACTCTGACCGGTGAGAAAGGCGCTCCGGTAATGGCAGACGTGATCTCTTTCGACGCTTCCGCACCGCAGAAGACCCGTGAGGTGATCAGCAAGCTGTCCGGCGATATCCCGAAGACAGCCGTCAAGCGTGGCATGAACGAGAGCGATTACAACGAGTATAAGCAATTGGAACGTGACGCGCAAGGTGATGCGGACCAGTTGGCATTGTTGAATCTGGCTTTCAAGGATCAGGATTTCGTGTATAACTCCGTTCGTGCCCGTTTCGAATGGTGGTGTATGCAGCTCATGAGCCGTGCGGGTTTCCATTTGTCGGCAAAGAACAATGGCGGTGTCGTTACGGCTGAGTTTGTCGGTTGCGGTATGCCGAAGAAGAACCAGCGTAAATCTACTACGGACTGGAGTAACGCTACAACGGCCAATGGATTGCAGGATATTGAGGATACGGTTGTGGCCGCTTCTGCCGAAGGGGTGACGATCCGTTACGTTGTAATGCATGTGGCTGATTTCTCTTTGCTAAAGAAACAGAAATCTACGTTCGACACGTTAAAGGCATGGGTTAATTCGTCCTCCAAGATATTGGTGACAAAGAATCTCATCAACGAGTATCTGGCCGAGCAGGAGATCCCTGTGAAGATCATTACCGTGAACCCGGCTGTCCGTATCGAGGATCGTGCCCATCGTCGTAAGACGATCAATCCTTGGGAGCGTAAGCGTGTATGCTTCTTGGAGGATTTGAAGGTGGGTGACATTCAGCATGGGCCGATCGCCGCCGAGTCTTCCGCTACCTTGCAGAAAATCGCTCTCATGGTTAAGCAGGATTGGATCTTGGTAACCAAATGGTCTGAGCTGGAACCGTTCAAGGAATGGACGAAAGCGGAAGCGAACGCTATTCCTGTCGTGAATGATCCGGATGCCATGTTCATCATGAAAGTGGATGGGAAGGATTGGAACGCTTCCGAGGATACCGAGGGTACGGATGATATCCCGGCGACATTCTTGGGTGAAACCATCGAACCGGAGGATCAAACGATTCAGGATACTGAAAACGGAGAATAACAATCATGGCTAAGACGATTCGAGATACGATACTCGCTTATCCCGGTCTGGCTGACTGTGAAGATTTTTTGGATAACGTCGTTTTGCCGGGACGCGGTTTTGAAGGTACAGAAGATAGTAAGACGATCGATATCCAAAAACAAAAGCTGGTGGCCGCCGACCTTTATTCCATGGTTGGCGGTCTGCCGGACTTCACGGAAAACAAGCTCTCTATCACGTATCCCCGTGCATGGTATGACGCTACGGCGAAACGACTATACCGGGAGGGAGGAGAACCGGAGAAAGCGGAATTGATAGGCAATAAGATCGAGGTACCCAAAGGAAGGGCGAGAAACAGATGGTAAAGCGATATTCACATACTGCGATAGTGACGATTCAAACCTGTCAATTGGTCAAAGGGGAATTGGTTGCCGGTAAACCGACGGAAATAGAGGTCACTGGGCAATACTACCCGTCCAATAGTGGACAGCAGTTGAAGCGGAACGTCGATGGAAGAGAGTTCATCGTGCATGGTGAGTTTTCGACCAAAGCCCGTCCTGTGGAAAACGCGAAGCATATCCGGATTGACAGTATCGCTCTCGATGTGGATATCATTAGCTGGGAACCGTTTCAGACTCACTCTGTAATCTATGTGTAGTTTATGGCAAGGAAAGGTGGTTTGACTCCAATGTGGAGTGATAGGGAAGTAGGGCGTTGGTTCGATTACTATGTGGATCGGGCGGAAGAGCGGATATACAAGTTATTGCAACGTGCCGGGGAAGAGTTCGTGAAGATCGCTCGAAAAAAAGGGAACTATCAGAATCATACCGGCAATCTTCGTAGTTCAATCGGCTATGTGATCGTTAAGGATGGCGATATATTGACCGAGAACTATGAGCAATCCACGGAAGGAACGGATAAACAGACCGGTATCAGGGAAGCGAAACGTTTGGTTTCCGAGCTGATCCCTCTTTATAAAAGGGGCTGGGTATTGATTGGTGTAGCCGCTATGCCTTATGCCAAGTATGTGGAAGCAATCGAAAATCTGGATGTTATCTCTGTCGCCACGGAACATGCCGAGGATTGGATCAAGAAACAGAGTCGAACGTTATTTGATAAACTCGCTGAGAAAGGATATTGAACATGGCAGATCAGTTTGATATAGTGGATATCGTATATAATGCGGTTGAGCCGGCGAGTATGGGCTTTATCCTGTATAAGGATCAATCCGGCGATGGCGAGAAAAGAAATCATATCACGATCCGCTCTCTGGCCTTGAATGGGAAAGATTATGTCAACAAGGGATCGATAAATATCAATATCTTCGTCAAGAGACCCTCGAAAGGCGTATCGGATCGACAGTTGATGATAGAGACCGTACGAGGCGTGAGGTTCGTGTTGCGGGATATCAAGCCGCCGTTGGGGATGTATTGGAAATCTCGGATCGTCTGGTCTGAGCCTATGGGCGAGGCCAAGGATGGCTTCGATTGTACGAATATTAGATTAGAGGTTATAACAGAATTAGATTAGTGATATGGAAAGAAGTTTAGCGCTGGATGTGGCGTATTTAGGAGTTGCGGAACCCGGGGATGGCGTGGCCGGTACCGAGTTCACCCAATGCGTTGACGTGGATACGGTGACATTCAATTTCTCGGACGCCAAGGAGCTTAGTTTTACGTCCATGGGACATGAGGATCCTTGGGCGGTGGTGAGTCGGAAAGGAGATCCTTCCAGTATAGAGTTCACTATCCCTTCTCCTACGAGCGACGAGATGAAAATGTTTTGCGGGGGAACCGTTTCCGGTGATAAATGGGAGGCTCCCTTGTCTACGCCCTCGATATTGAAGACGATCAGGCTACAAAGCCTGCCGTACCAAGGTAAGTTCACGGAATATGTCTTTGTCAAGTGCTCTGTGTTCGGGAAGATCAGCCAAGCCCCGGATAAGGAGAATTGCGATCTCTTATTGGTAAAGGCCACGATCATGACACCGGTATCTGCGGCTGGCAAACAAGCGTCCCCGTATAGCAGGGCGGTGAAGGTCGTATCGGAAGACACGGAATGATGTTTTTTGTTTAGGTTGTCTAGAGCCTCGGTTTTTGCCGGGGCTCTTATATTTTAGAGGAAAATCATGAGCGTAAAGCGAGCACTACAGATTGAGAGCGACGTGGTGACAAGTCGGTCAGTCGTGATTCCTTTCGAGTTCAAGCCGGAGACGATCCCGGCGGGTAAGAACGTTGGTGATAGTATCGTTATCACCCCGATCACGGTAAGGACCGGGTTTAGGATACGGCCGTTACTCTTGCGGATTGACAAGGTGGACAAGGATGCTATCGTGGCTCATAAGGATGTTACGTTTGATAGTGTACTGTCGGAGTTGATGGCGAAATATGACGAGTTGATCTTTGAGATCGTATGTTTGGGTATCCATAACAAGAAAGGGGACATGCCCGCTTGGTTCCGGGAGGTACTGAAGGATAATTGTACATGGGAAGACCTGTATATCCTTTTGAACGCTATCCTCTTTCGTCTGGGTTGTAACCCTTTTTCTCGTACTATCATAGCATTGGAAGCTGTGAGCCCGTTAAGCGAAGAGGAGATAATAGCCCTTCAAGAAAACAACGAGACTTGGGTAGGTCGGAGCCGGTGACGCAAAGTAGCTTCATGTTCCTTGTACTATGTAACGAGGCGTTCGGGTATACGCATGAGCGGACATTGGACAGCGATCTGGCGCTTGTCATGTCCATGCTACGGGAACATGGTTACTTGGTGAACGACCGGAACAAATCACTGCTCGTGGACGATGATGAATCCGGGGATAATCATGGCGAGTGGGTCGAGGTAATCGATTTCGATACGGGAAAAAAGAAAAGGGTTCGAAGAATGAGCCCGGTATGATATATATTACTTTGCGTAGAGAACGTTTGTCATAGTGATTTTGGTTGTAAAAAAACCGACGAACCGTGAGGCTGGTCGGTTTTTGTTCTCTGTAAATGTGTCAAGATCTTCAGAGTGTCTGCTCGATAACCAGAGCGGTGTCTTCTAGCGAAAAGTAATTGGGTAACGCTCCGGATGGATTATGCTGTCAATCTCAAGATCCACATCAATTGCGTCCCAACGCAACGAATCCTCGTCCGGCATGGTCACGTCCAATACATCCGATACTTTTGCATTTCTGAACCAAGGGTATCTGTCATACGATAGATAATATTCCTTCCCTCCTACGAAAAGGAGGATACCGTGTGCATTAATCATTGTTACTCCCACAGGGGGTATTCCATTCATTTTTTTATTATATCGAGGCCGGACAAGCTGCATGAGAATATTCGTTGATATCTATAAGATGGATATTCAAAACATCTTCAATATCAAAAAGAGTGCTGGTTGTAAAGTTGTGGTCTCCTCTTAACCATTTGGATATCTCAGAGGGACGTTTACACATTTTCTCGGCAAATTCCTTTTGGGATAGACCTTTCCTTTTGATACCTTCTGCAATTTTTACAGCAAGCATCATACGTCTTTCCATGTTCTTGGCTCTTTTCGTGTCTATATTGCCAAGTACTGTATCCAAAATAGATGTATTGTTCATATTTATTCCTCCTTCAATTTTAAATTACCTAAGAAAAAACCGTTATCATCGAGATGTATATCCTTGTTTTTGATGGCTTCTGATATGATTCTGGATATTCGAACCACTGTTTCAGCTTCTTTTTTTAAGGAAGAACTTTCTTGATAAGCTCTAATGTTTTTGGGTTTGTATCCTCCACCTCCAACAACGATAGCAACGTTAGCAAATCGAATACAATAGATTCTTAATTTTTTATCAGGACTATCAAATAGGGCGCAGACACCATCACCGGGTTTCCCTTCGTTTAGCTTGAAAAAATGTTCGGCTGCCCCAGTTTTTGTAGCCATAATTTTCAATTTAGATACGATATCTTCTATTTCGGTTGGGTATTCAGAATAGTTGTTCTGAAGAAATTGTTCAAAAACGCTCTGATCCTCTTGACCGAGAATAACAGAATATATCTGAGCCTTTTTGCCTGACAGTTGCTTTATCTTGATAATCTCGAATTCCACGATAATTTTTCTTTTTACAAAAGAACGAAGAAAAAGCGACAAGACAAAAGAAAATGTCGAAAAAATAACTTATAAGTGAATTTTTAGCGGTTGACAGTCTCACATGAAAGGCTGTCCTATATTTTACCATAAACGCATTATGGGAATCAGGAATAGGGATGGAGCGCTGTACATGGTAACCGGCATCGATAACTCCGGCTTATATGAAGGAAAGCGTGAAGCGATGGGGATTATCAAGACCTTGGCCGGTGAGATCACGTCTTTTGACGTATTCGGTGGTATCGGTATCAGTGCGGCAACGGCGTTCGCCAAGGCTGCGAAGAGCTCATACGACTTCGAGAAGGAGTTCCGGAAAAACATGCTGGAAGTAGCGACCATTTCCACGCAGGTAACGGATGATATGACCGGTTTCATGAATCAGGTCATGTCCATAACCCAAGAGATACCGATCAAGGCTCCGGAGGCCGCCAAGGCGTTATATAGCATTGTCTCCGCCGGACATGACGGGGCGGATGGTATGAAGATCCTAGAAGTTTCGGCTAAAGCTGCCGTGGGAGGACTTACGGAAACCGAGACGGCAGCCGATGCCATTACAACGATCCTGAATGCTTATAAGATGTCTGCGGAGGAAGCCGGTACGGTCTCGGACCAGCTTTTTACAACCGTCCGGTTGGGTAAGACTACATTTGGCGAATTGGGAGCCTCTATAGCCCAAGTTGCTCCTATTGCGGCTGCGTATGGGATTAGTATCGACCAAGTGTTGGGTGCTGTCGCGTCATTGACCAAGCAAGGAACGCCGACGGCGCAGGCTATGACACAGATCCGTGCCGCTATCCAAGGAACCGCTGGAGAACTTGGAGACGCCGCATTCCAAGGCCGTACTTTCCAAGAGGCATTACAATTGATTTATGAGAAGGCTGGTGGTTCCGCTTCCAAGATGAAGGAAATGCTTGGCACGGATGAAGGCTTGGCCGCTACACTGGCTTTGACTGGAAAGAATGCAAAGGCGGCGGCGAGTGATCTTGAAGAGTTGCAAAGCTCTTTAGGGGCTACGGAAGCCGCGTTTGAGAAGATGAAGGACGAAGTAGGTAATCAAATGACGCTTCTGTCGAATAATATCCAGGCGGCTTTGCGTCCGATGGGGGAAATGATATTGAAAGAGGTATCTGGTATAGCTAAATCTTTTAATGAGGCTTTTGAGAGTGGAGATTTGGAACGTTCTCTTACGACATTGAAATCTTTGTTAGAAGTTTCAGCCGCAGCGTGGGGGGCATACAAGGTTTCTGTTATTGCGGCAATGGTTGCAGAGAATCTACGTTACCAGTCCTCTTTGGCTCACATGCAAGGTATGACAAAAATGCAAGCTCTTCTTGCTGTATTGAAGGGGAAAACGGATGCGTTGACGGCTTCTTTACTAAAAAATCCTTATGCGTTAATGGCTGCGGCAGTCGCGGCGCTTGGCGTTGCGTTGTATAAACTATGGACTTATCAGACAAACGCTCAGAAGCAACAAGAGAAACTGAATAAGACGTTTAGCGAATTTACGGTAGAAGCCGCCAAAGAGGAACGTTCTTTAAATAGTTTGTTTGAAGCATTGAAACGTACAAACTCCGGAACTGAAGAACGGAAGAAGATGATAAAAGCGGTAAATGACCAGTATGGCCAATATCTTCCGAAGCTCTTGACCGAAAAGAGCAGTCTGGAAGAGATAAACGAAGCTTATTCAATAATCAATACTTCCATAAAGGAACAGATCGCATTGAAAATAAAAAATTCGGCAACGGATGAAATTGTAACTTCCGGTCTGAAAGAACAGGTTTCGGCAGTATCCGAGATTCGTAAATCCTTAACAAGTAGGGTTAAGAATGTCGGGTTGGTAGATTCTATTGTGGATGAAATCAAGCAAACGACCGATGAGTTCCAGAAAGCCGGTTCAACTTGGGAAAAAGCATGGCAGCAGGCTTATTTCAATATTCAGCGCAAATATACCGGCAAAGTAAAATTGGGGAACGACTTCGCTTCTTCAATGGAAGATTACGTGAAGAGCGTTTTCAATACGGAGCAAACTGTTTCTATGATAGAAAAACAATATGCTCCTTTTATTTCCAGGATTAAGGGTTTAAATGAAAATGTAGAAGAAGCAGTATCGACAACAGAAACAAAAACAGTTGTAAGTGAAGATGAAAAAGCATTGAAGTTGCGCAAGAAACTTCAACAAAAGATACAGGATGAACTTTTGGCTCTTCGTCGTCAAAATCAGCAATCTGAGATTGACTTGATGAAAGAAGGATCGGAAAAGAAGATCGCCCAGATAAACCTAGACTATGACAATGAGATCGCCGCCATACTTGCCAAGGAAAAAGAGTGGAAAGACGCTCAAGGCGGCAAACTGACTAAGGAACAGACCGTGGAGATTCGTACAGCCTTGGTGAACTCATACGTCAAACGGGAGCGATCGACCTCTAATGTGAGTAAGGAACAACTGGAGGAGGAGAAACGTGCCATGAACGAGTATCTGAAAGAATACGGTTCTTATCTTGATAAGAGAGATGCTATCACGGCTCTTTATAACGAGAAGATAGCCAAGGCTACGACGGAAGGCGAGAAGCTGTCCCTTGGTGAAGAGATGAAGAAAGAGCTGGCTGCCGTCGATGACGAGGCCCAGAAGAAAACGTCCATCATCACGAAGCTATTCTCCGACATGAGCAAGAGGACGGTGGTCGATATACGGTCTATCTCCAAGGAGGCGCAGGCCATGCTTGATTATATCAATGAGGGCGAGTTCAAGACCGGTTCCGACGGAAAAGGCTTGTTCGGCCTGACCAAGGAGCAATTTGATATCCTTTCCAAGTCCCCGGAGAAGTTACAGGCCATAAAGGACGAGATCGCCAACGTCAATAAGGAGGCCGATCAGATGGACACGTCTTTCAACAAGGTATCGAACGGCCTTAAAAAGGTGTTCTCAGCTGGGGATGATACAAAGAGACTAAAAGAAGGCTTAGCTGAGATAGATGCCGGCATGAGTGATATCATGCAAGCCGGACAGTTCCTCTCCGACACGTTCTCCAAGTTAGGTGACGCTTTCGGCAGCGATCTTATGTCCGGTATTGCCGAGGGCTTGAATGTGGCCATGGACGCGGTCAACTCCGCCATGGACGGGGCGAAAGCCGGCTCGATGTTCGGCCCGATCGGTGCGTCTGCCGGTGCCGCTATCGGGGTGGTCACATCCCTTGCCTCCTCTATCGCCAAGATCCATGACAAGAAGATCGAGAGTCGTATCCAGCGTTTGCAGGATCAGATCGACACGTTGGACAAGTCGTACGACAAGCTGGGCAGGTCCATCGAGAAAGCCTATTCCAAGGATGCCTCCAAGCTTATCGACCAGCAGAATAAGCTATTGGAACAGCAAAAAGTGCTTATCCAAAACCAGATCAAGGAGGAGGAGGACAAGAAGAAAACCGACAATGACCGTATCAAGGAGTGGCGGGACCAGATAGACGAGATCAATAACACCATAGCGGATAACAAGGAGGTCGGCAAGGACGCCATTTTCGGTAGTGACATAAAATCGGCGATCGACGATTTCGCCAACGCTTACGCCGACGCGTGGGCCGCCGGGGAGGACAAGGCGCAATCGGCCAAGGATCTTGTGAGGAAGATGATAAGGAACATGGTCACGGAGTCGATCAAGGCCGCCGCTTCCGATCCCATGAAAGAGATCCGGGAGAAGCTGCTCGAGTTCTGGTCCGACGATTATATCAGCGACTGGGAACAGGATTATCTGGATCGGAAGGCGCAGGAGCTGGCCGACGACCTCGACCGTAAGTTTGGTTGGGCCGACAAATATTTCAATACCGGTAATGCGGTAGAGGAGGACGACGGGCGTACGGCCTCGTCCAAGGGCGTTGGTTCCATCTCTCAGGACTCTGCGGACGTCATAGACGGTAAGATGTCGACCCAACTTATATTTTTAGATAGGACGTTGGTGCAAGTGACGGGTATAGCCGACCAGATGCGCTTAATCCACGACCTCCAGACAAGGGGCTGGAAGAACGTGGAGGCGATCAAGGACCTGTCCGGGAAGGTGTCGGAGAACACGGCCAAGGTAGCTGAGATCTCCGGACGTATAGAGGCCCTATCCGAGAAGATAGAGGCCAATACCAAGTCGGCGGCCTCCGGTATAAAGACTATTAACGACAAGGGGATATTAATGAGATCAAGATAATGATGGAGACGGTTAACGACATAATCAAATCGGCCCTCTCGCTCGGGGCGTGCAGTGGTTCTAACGGGGTGACGGACTGGAGAAGCCTCGTGTGGCTGTTCTTCAGCCCGCAGGGGCGTGAGTTTTGCGCGGAGAATGATTTCCCGTCGTTAGACATGTTCCGTGGCATGGCCGGTCACGTGATGCCCTACGGGGTGTACGTTGACTCCGGCCACGTGGACGTAACCAATCCCGGCAATATCGCCGTGATAGGTGATACGGATGCGGTGATAACGATAGACGATAACGAGCGTGTTCACAAGGTGATCCTCATGCACGGCGGCAAGGCTAGGGTCGTGGCGAGCGACTACGCCGTGATCCTGCTGGTGAATATCGGGGGAGAGGTTGAGATAAACAAGGATAATACCGTGGTGATCTTATGAGGGGTGAGTTATACATAGACGGCAAGGACGCCTACACCGATTTCGGCGTATGGATCACGGAGGGAGGTTACGACGGCCTCCTGCCTTTCCCCGAGCTGGTGGAGCCGGACAGGAACGACTGGCCGGACGAGGACGGCATAGAGCCGGACTTGGAAAAGCCCACCATGAAACCACGGGAGCTCAACATCACGTTCGTCCGCAGCGTGGACGGAAGATCCGCCGGCGATCTTGTCGAACACCTATCGAAGCCCGGGTATCACCGCATCCGTATCCCCTCGCTGGGCAGGGAGTGGAGCTTGCGACTCATCCAGAGCCCGGCGTATGAGGATTGGGACACGTTGGAGGCCTTCACGTTACGTTTCGCCGAGGACCAGCCCGTAAGACCCTCGTCCGTAGCGATCCCGGAGGGTAGAGCGTATGTTCCTCCATCCGAGTACGAGCTGGACGGCGTACCCTTGGATCGATACGGCGTAATGGTGACGGAGGGGCGAGATGAGATCATGAGATCCCCTACGGTGAAGATGAACCTGTCCCGTACGGTATTGAATGTTGACGGTAGGATCTACGATGCCGGCAAGGTGGTGTATAATAGCAAGGAAGTCACGCTTAAATGCTGCCTGATCGCCGGCTCAATGACGGCGTTCTGGATCTGTTACGACGCCCTGCTCCACGCCTTGATCCAACCGGGCGAGCGTTCGTTGTACGTGGATTACAACGTGGAGGAATACCCCTGCTATTACAAGAGGACATCCGGATGGAAGCTTGAGAGCCTCCGTGGGCGTGTGGTGGTGACATTCAACCTCACGCTGGAGTTCACGGTGTTCCGCCTTGGCGGGACGGACTACCTGCTGGCCACGGAGGATGGTGACCTTATCGTCACGGAGGATGGAGAGTATTACATAGACCTGGGAACATATGAGAACTAAGAAAAAGAAAATATCAGAACTCACGCTGGCCGACAGCCTTACCGGTCTGTACACGATCGGTTGTAAGGTTGTAAGCGGTACGCAAACCAGCGTGAAGGTGAGCCTCGAGGTGATCCAGAAGGCTTACGAGAACATGCTCACGGAGATCTCCAACGCCCGTGACGCCGCCAAGGCGGCTAATACGGCGGCCGCTTCCGCTAATACAGCCGCCGGCCGTGCGGAGACCGCCGCCGAAACGGCCCTGGCGACCAATCAGGTTATTACCAAGGCGGAAACCGGGCGTGTTAAAGCCGAGCAGGGGCGTGTCGAGGCGGAGAACGCGAGGAAGGAGGCTGAATCATTCCGGGGCGAGGCGGAGGACTTGCGTGAGACTGCGGAGCAAGAACGGGCGACAGCCGAACAATCGCGCGTGGAGGCGGAGACCCGGCGGGATACGGCGGAAGCCAAGCGTATTGAGTCTGAGACCGCTCGTACGGAGTCTGAGGCTATCCGTCAGCGCCAAGAGGACGGACGGGTGGCGGAAGAAAGCAAAAGGGTTGAGACCGAGAAACTCCGATCCGTGGCCGAGGCCCTGCGTGACCGGTCGGAACAGGAACGTACCCGGCAGGAGGAGACGAGAGTAAAGGCCGAGGGATCACGTGACTCCGCCGAACAGGAACGGATGACGAACGAGAGGAAACGTGTTGAAGAGGAAGCCGCCCGAAAGGAGGAGGAGTCGAAACGCGTACAGTCGGAACGGGAACGTGCCGAGGCGGAGACCGTTAGGGAAACCGCGGAGGGCTTGCGTGAGACGGCAGAGCGAGCCCGCAAGACGGCGGAAGGGATGCGTGAGCAACAGGAAACGTCCCGGCAGGAGAATACGGCCGTAGCCGTTGCAAACGCCGAGGCCGCCACCCAAGACGCGAATGACGCGGCCGATCGGGCCAACGCCGCCGCAGAGGCGGCCGAGGGAGTCGTCAGTGGGCTACAACCCGACTGGAACATTTCCGACCCTGTCAATAAGAACTACATCAAGAACAAACCGGAGATTCCGACGCTGGACATGGTACCGACCGCTGATACATTGAGCTATGTCAATATCGACGGTACAACCATCAACTTCCGTATCGGCGATGAAGTGCGTGTGTTGGAGAATGGCGAATATGTATTCTATCGGCTTTATGATCTTGCGGATGGTATAGCATCTTGGCAGGAATCTGGCGGCGGTACGGCCTTACCCGGTAATGTCTATCTGACAGGAGCAAACTATTACAATGACTCAGTACGAACGATAAAACAAGGATATTTAAGCCATGAGTAAGAAAGGAGCATTCATATATCAGCAGATCGAGCTAACGACGGCCGAATGGATGGATAATACGACCATTTATCCGCCATCAGTCTGGTTATTTGAACGTTTGGGAAACGGTAAATTCAACATGAAGTTGGCCGATGGTGTGCATGCGTTCGCGGAATTGCCGGCAGTCATGCAGGACGTAAAGGTAACGGTCAAGCAAAACGATGGGACCACCTACATCCTGACGATCACGACGGCGGAAGGAGAGTTTGATACGCCTAACCTTAAAGGGACCGCTGCGCCCGTCCCCTCGATCGATCCGGCAACCAAGCATTGGAAAATAGGAGATGAGGATACCGGCGTGGTAGCCGAGGGAAAAGACGGGGCGACTTATGACGATACGGAGATACAGGCCGCGCTCTCCACTTTACAGAAACAAGTCGATACGCTCGTTTCCGGTAACGCCTCCAATGCGATCGAGTCGTTTAATGAGATTATCGCTTTCCTCTCCAGCGTGGAGGACAGCCAGACGTTGCAAGGTATTCTCGCCGGGCTTAGCCAGAATATCGCGAACGTCCAGAAAGCGATACCTACCAAGCTCTCCCAGCTACAGAACGACGACCATACGGTCAAGGACGCCAAGTACGTCCATACGGATAATAACTACACCGCCTCGGAGAGACAGAAACTGGCGGGGGTGGCCGAGAACGCCAACAACTACTCGCTCCCGTCAGCGACGGCCGAGAGGTTGGGTGGTATCAAGACGGGTTACGCCAACTCGGGTAAGAACTACAAGATACAGCTGGACCCCCAAGGCAACGCTTACGTTAATGTACCATGGACAGATAATAACACTACATACGCTCAAGCTACTAGTGATAAGCTTGGTCTTGTCAAGACCGGGTATTCGACCAATGGTAAGAACTATCCGGTATCTCTTGATAGCGGCGGTAAGATGTATGTGAACGTGCCTTGGACGGACACCAATACCACCTACTCCAACATGGGGGCCGCTACCGCCAACGCCGCGGGTAAGGCCGGATTGGTCCCGGCCCCGGGAGCCGGTAAACAAACATCGTTTCTTCGTGGAGATGGTACGTGGGTGGTTCCGACGAATACCACATACGCCAAGGCCAGCGCCACTACCCTTGGATTGGTGATGATCGGATATGCCAAGAATGGCAAGAATTATCCGGTGGAATTGGATGGTAGCGGAAAGATGTTCGTCAACGTGCCTTGGACGGATACAAATACGACATATGGTGTTGTAGGGGCTAATGGCAGTACAGGCCTTGTCAAGAACGGCAGTACCGTTACAAGCGCCTCAGGTTATACGGCTTGTCCTATTGTAGGTGGTGTCCCTTATTTTAAGGACTCCTACACAAGCGCAGAGAGGCAGAAGGTGGCGGACTCGTTAAGGTTGAAGGAGTACGCCGACGTGTCGGATCTCGGCAAGCTGCCCGCCACCCCGTATAACCTGCGTTACGTCTATACCGCCGCCACGCCCAAGGCGATCGCCTTCGCCAACGTGGGGAGCGTGCCGGAGATGCAGGAGCTCTACCTGTCGATCAAGAACAATCCCTCGTCCAAGATCACCCAGCCGATCCCTAACGGTTCCGGCTGGCAGAGCGAGGAGACGAGCTTGGAGATCGAGGCCGGCAAGACGGCCGGGATAAGTATCAAGAAGGAACACGGCGTGATGGTGGTAAGGGTTTAACGGAAAGGAGGAGAAGACATGAGAAGAAGAGTGATGGGAGGCGGTAAGATCGATTACGACAAGTACCCGAACGGGGTGTATATCCTGCACGTGAATGGAAAGTTATATACCCGTGCGGAGTGGAACGCCGCTTGGAATGATTCCGCTGTGGGCGTAGCCTTAAAGACGGATAACTGTAGGTTCGTGATCGCGCCAGAGGGCCTTGATGAGGATAATCTTCCTTGGAGTAAATACGGGGCATACGAGGAAGTTCCGGGAGTAACGACAACTACAGAAGAAACCATCGCCATTGATGATTACAAAGGCGAGGCGAACACTGCGGCTATCGTCTCTCATTATGGGGCTGGTACTGATTACGCAGTCGGTTGGTGTGCTAATTACACGTTCAAGAATGGGGCAAAGGGTTATTTGGGGGCCTGTGGTGAATGGTTGGAAGCGTTTAATAACAAAGCGGAGATAGATGCTTGTATGAATCTCATTACAGGAGGTATAGCCATAAAAGCTCCTTATTATTATTCTTCCACACAATATGACTTTTACTCTGCTTGGGGACTAACTTGGAGCAGGAAGGACGTGTACGCCAACTCTAAGAGTATTGGTTTTTACGTCCGTCCCTTCGCCCCGTTGGAATAAGACAGGGACAAACGATTATACCTCGCAACGCCGCCGCGGGGCATGTGAGGCGGCGAAAGTTTAATTTATAAAAAGGAGATAATGATATGCTATACATACAGCGAGACATCCGATTTTGGAACGTGGAAGAGCAGCTTCCTGGCTCCTACCTCGTGAGCGAGGACATAGAGCAGTACCATAACGGCGCCTACCTTTTGCTCAACGCCGAGCAAGAGCGGTACCATAACGACCATCCAGAGGCCACCCCGTTGGAGTGTTGGAACATGGCCCCCGAGCCGGATCCGGAACCCACGCCGGAAGAGTTGCTTTGGCGTGCCCGTGACGCTAAGCGGAAGGAAATCTACGACAAAGACATCCATCATTATTATATTGATGAACAGGACGCATATGTCTCGAACACCCTGCAAGTGAAGGATAAGTGTGGCCGGCAGGAAGAAGTCGAAGTAGGCGGTCATCTTTACGCCTCGAATATCTTAACGGTTGCTCTTGACGAAATAGCGGACTATTCGGAGCAATGCGGCAAGGTGACAGACAGCTTGCTATCCCGTATCGATGCCGCCCAAACAGCCGAGGAGGTCGAAGCTATCGTGGTGCAAGGCTATCCTGAAATGATCCATACAACAACGGCAGCCTTGCAAACTAAAGCAGATAAGGCAATCGCTAAATCCCCGGAAGCGCAGGCAGTGACCTTTGCCCGTGCGATGATGAACAGCGTGTCTCTCACAGCCAGCCAAGCGTTGGAGATGCAGGTCTTATTCCCCATTTGGGGTGAGAAAGATGCGGAGTTTGGCAAGGAAGTTGAAATAGGCTTCCGGCTTCGAGTAGTGGAAGGAGAAAGCGACACTTTGTTTGAAGTGATACAAAAGCACAAGCTGCAAGCCGATTGGAAACCGGGCATAGAAACTGCTTCACTGTATAAGATCGTTGAAGCTGAGCACGCAGGCACGCTTGATGATCCTATTCCATACGTGCAGGGTATGGCATTCGAGAAAGACAAATATTATGAACAATACGGTGTGATCTATCTCTGCATTCTGAC